TAGAATAGAAGTCCCTTTTATTAAAATATCAATAGGAGACTATACTTTTGGAGTATATAATAAAGAAAGTGCTGTTGTTCAAGGAAATAACGGATTTTATAAACAAGCTTCAATAAAGTATCCTAATTATGTTCAAAGTTTAGATATAGTAAAAATAAATGGACAAGTAAATAAATACACATTAAATTTAATTTATCCTATACGTCCAGGAGATGATCCTAATTTCTTTGAAAAAGTATTTAGTTCAATAGGAAAGAGCAGAAAAATAATTTTTTCCTATGGAGATGTTAGCTTACCTTCATATATTTATAAAAATGAACAAGCTATAATAACAAATATTACGAGTCAATTTGATATTCAAAACTCTAAAATATCTTATACTGTTCAAGCTACTTCATCAGCACAATTAGGATATAGTGGTTCTGTTGTAGGAGAAGCATATTCTTCAGAAAAACCTAGTAATGTTATAAAAAAGATTTTACAAAATCAAGACTATGGACTAAAAGACCTATTTTATGGAATGAATAATATGGCAATAGTAAATCAATTAGGTTTAATTGCTGCAGATGATAAAGCTGTAAAAATAGATGCTAAAATAGGAATGTCTCCTTTAGAATATTTAAATTATTTAGTTGGATGTATGATTCCTGAAGGAGCTTCCAGCAATAATAATAAACAAAACACATTTTACGTTTTAACTATTCACGATGATGTAGATGGTCAAAATATAAATGGAAGTAATTTAAAATATTTGGGTGGACCTTATTTTAAAATTACTAAAGTATCAAAAAGTATTCAACATGCAGATGCTTACGAATTAATAATAGGATATCCTACTCAAAATATTATAACAAGTTTTTCAATAGAAAATAATGAAAATTATTCTATATATTATGATTATCAAAAAGAATTAAGTTCTACTGAATATGTTCTTAGATTAAATGATAAAGGTGAATGAGAAGAAGAATATTCTCCAAGAATAGGTGCTCAAACAAAAAATGGTTTAAGTAACACTGCTGAAAATGTTTGATGAAGTAAAATCACTCAATATCCTATAACAGCAACTGTTACCTTAAAAGGTTTATTACGTCCTGCTACATTAATGCAATATGTAAATTTAAAAGTTTTATTTTTTGGAAATAAACATATATCTTCAGGACTATACATTGTAACAAAACAACAAGATTCTATTAGTACAAGAGGATATAAAACAACATTAACTTTAACTAGAGTTGCGCCAATGAATGATTTTTCAACAATAACAAATACATCATATACTAGTAAAACATCTATGTAAAAATAGGAGGAATTTATAATGATACAAAAAGCAATAATTACCTCAATAGATTATGTAACAGGAAATATTAAAGTAAGAATACCTATATTTGAAGTAGCAGGAGTTTCTACTCAATTTATAACGGATGCGACAGTGTGTCACGAACCTGGTAATTTTAAAAATTACGTTTTAAATGATGTTGTGTATGTCGGATTTGAAAATTATGAATATAATAAACCTATAATTTTAGGAAAATTATTTACCGGAATTCCAGAAGATGCTTCTAATTATAGTTTTAATAAAGATTTAAAAGTTACAGGATCTACAGAATTATCCGAAGATACTAAAATAGGAAATATCACATATTCAGAATTAGAATATAGTGTTAAAAAAATAAAGGAAGCATTAGATATAATTACAGAAACTACTGAATTATTAAACGTATTACTTCCAAGTGCTCAAATAGGAGAAAAATTAAATCAAAATTCGTTAGGAATTTACACTACAACAAATGTAAATGATATAAGAAGTTTATTTGGATTATCACCTATAGAAACAGATGAAGTGATTACTGAAGAATTTGTTGAAGCAGAAAATATAGCTACTAAAGAAGACATTAAAGGATTATTTTAATGCTAAATTTAAATGATATTAATATATTTAAATCTAAAGGAGGATACAAATGGCTAATGCTAAGTTAGTAACTTTAGAAAACTTAAAAGATTTTAAAGCTATTCAAGATATAATTGTAAATGCTACTGAAGCAGCTGCAGGAGCAGCTCAGGAAGCGGCGGAAACAGCTCAGGCTACAGCTGATACAGCTCAGGCTACAGCGAAAGTAGCTGAAGAAACAGCTAATGTTGCTCAATCAACTGCTAATGTAGCTCATAGTGCTGCAAATACTGCACAAGCAACAGCTGACGTAGCTCAAAACACAGCTAATGTTGCTCAAGTGACAGCAAGAGTAGCTGAAGCTGCTGCAGCTGAAGGAAAACTATTAGCTGCTGAAGGAAAAATATTAGCTGATGAAGCTAAAATAATTGCTAATCAAGCAGCTACAATAGCTAATGTTGCAGAATCGACTGCAAATACAGCTTTAAATACAGCAGATGTAGCTTCAAATACAGCTAATGTAGCAAAAAATACGGCAGATGTAGCTAATGAAACATCTAATGTAGCAATGGAAACAGCTAATGTTGCAGAATCAACTGCAAAAGTAGCTGAAGAAACAGCTAATACAGCTAATGAAGTTGCTAAAACAGCAGAATTTACAGCTCAATCAGCCTCAGATACAGCAAATGCGGCAAATAATACTGCTAATACTGCAATGGAAACAGCTAATGTAGCAAAAAATACAGCAGATGTAGCTAATGAAACAGCAAATGCTGCAGCAAGTGAAGCTGGGAAAGCTTCTTCAAATGCTACAATTGCATCAAATAAAGCATCTGCAGCAGCTGCAAGTGCTACTTCAGCTTCAAATAGTGCTGCTTCAGCTGCAAATAAAGCAACAGCTGCTGCCAATAGTGCAACACAAGCAAATAATAGTATGCAACATACAATGTTATTATTATGTACAGCTTTAGGATCTGCAGGTATAGCATTAGAACAGACTCCTGATGTATTAGTAAGTATTGTTGATTACGAAGTATTTTCATATGATGATTGTTACGTTTCAATAGTAGTACAAAATACAGGTAAAAATAAAGATAAAGATTTTTATTGTTCTGGAATGTTTACCTTATCTGATTATTTTAGATATAATAGATTGGCTGCTGATGGATCACGTACTGATGATACACAATATATATGAGAACATTTAGATAGATATGAAGTAAAAAATAAATTGCTAGGTGCAGGTGAATATTTCACTTTTACTTTAAGTTTAGGATCTCCAAACCAATTTTTAGATCCTGATCATTATGATCAAACTAAGTGGATGGAAGCAATTTTAACTTTCTCTGTTTGTTTACATTCTGAAAGCAATTTGCCTATAGGAAAAGTAACTAAAGCAACTATATCACCTACTATTAGAACTTATGTCGGAGGATGGTATACTGATACTTCTTTCTATAATTCTTCATACTATTCAGGATCTTCATCAGGAGGATCAAGCTCAGATAAATAATTGTATAATTATTTAAACTAAAGAAAGGAATAAGAACTCAATGTTTTTACAAATAGTATTAACTAATTATAAAGATGGAGATGCTTGCATATTACGATTTTTAAATAGTATAATTATGCAGCAAAATGTAGATTGAAATGATATAGGCGTCTTAATTATAAATGATGGAGATGAATGTATTTTAGATTCTTCTTTATTTCCTAATTATCCTTTTAAAATTGAATATCATATAGAAGAATGGTCAGGAGTAAGTGGAGCTAGAAATAAAGGATTAGAAAAAGTTAAAGCTCCTTATGTAATGTTCTGTGATGGAGATGATCTTTTTTATCGTCTTAATGCTTTATGAGATATTTTAAGAATATTAAAAAAGGAAAATTGTGATGTATTAACTTCTAAGTTCACTACTGATATTATGAATGAAGATAATTTAAATGAATGTTTATACCATAAAAATTATTTTCAAGAAAATGTTTGAATTCACGGAAAAATATGAAAAGTTGAATTTTTAAATAAATATAATATTAGATTTAATTCAAAACTTAAATTATATGAAGATTCTTATTTTGTACGTTTAGCTTGATCATATAATCCTAAAAAATATGATATGGAAGAAATTACATATTGATGGAAATTTAGAGAAGAAAGTATAACTAGAACTTCAGACTTATGAACTATTCAAACTTATACTGAAAAAATGTTAAGTAATGAAGAGTTAGTAAAACAATTACTTTTTAGAAATAAAAAATCAGATGCTGCTAATTATGCTTTTGTTCAAATATATGAAATTTATTTAGAGCTTCAAAGAAAAGAAGTTTGAGATGAAAATCTTGAAGATAAAATAAAAGTAGAAAAAGCTTTTATAGATTACTATAAAAAATATAAATATTTATTAGAAGTAAGTTCTTATCAATCTAAATGTATTATGATGGAAGTTTTAAGAGATAGATTTTATAAAAAATTAAATAGACTATCTTTAGAAGAAGTTTCTTTTAATGAATTTAAAAATAATTTATTTAAAAAATATAATATTTCAGAAGATTAAAGAGGTTAGGCAAATAACCTCTTTTTATTTATGCTAAATTAATTAGGTATAATTTAAAATTTTATAATATTATACTAAGTGAGGTGTCTTATGAAAAGTTTTGAATTTCCAAAAATGTTCAATTCTAATTCTTCACGTATGGTTACAGATTTAGATGCAACAAAACAAAATGCTTTATTAGTTTTAAAATCAGAAAAAGGAGAATTGTTTGGGGATCCTTTTTTTGGAATAAGATTAAAAAGATATTTATTTGAACAAAATAATTATGTTTTAAAGGATATAATTATAGATGAAATTTATACTCAACTTGCTGTATTTATGCCGCAATTAAAAGTTAACAGAAAAGATATTAAAATTATTCAAGATAAAGAAAAAGCTAAGTTATATTGCTCATTTAAAGCTATTAATAAAGCTAATTATGAATGAGATACATATAACTTAGTTTTATTTGAAGATGATCAAGAATAAGAAAGGAGATTAGTATGATTACAAATAAAGAATTATTAATTCAAAATGAAAGTTATACTAAAAAAGATTTTTATCAAATATACCCTGAAATTTTAGATTTAGTTAAAAAAATAACAAATAGATGAGATCCATCATCTTCAAATGAATCTGATCCAGGTGTAGTTTTATTAAAATTACTAGCTTTTATTGCTGATAAAACTAATTATAATATTGATAAAAATATTTTAGAATGTTTTATGTCTTCAGTTTCACAAGAAGATAATATGAAAAAATTATGTGATATGATGGGATATGATATGCATTATTATAAATCAGCTTTTACAACAATATCTTTAATGTGAAAAGGAGAAGAACTTGACGAAGAGTATGAAACAAGTCCTACTAAGTCTATTACAATACCTAGATTTACAACTATATCAGATGATTCTAAAGATATAAGTTTTATTACAACTTCTGATGTAAATTTAATTTATAGATATGAAGTTAAAGATGTAGATGTTTTAGAAGGAGAAATCGTAGATTTTAAAATAAATGATGATAATTATATTTCAATTTATAATTTAGATTCTAGAAATAGGTTATATTTTCCTGAATCTCAAATAGCTGAAAATGGTATTTGAGTTTACCAACCAGATTTAAATAAACAAGATAGTGGAGTTACAAATACTAATACTTGGGAACAAGTTAGTAATTTAAATACACAAAATATAAATAAAAAAGTTTATAAATTTGGATATGATTCATCAAGAAGACTTCCTTACTTACAATTTGCTGAAAATGTAAGTGAATACTTTGGAAAAGGAATAAAAATTAAATATGTTAGAACAAAAGGTGCAGATGGAAATATATCAGCAAAAACATTATCTATCGTTAGTAGTGGTCAAGTATATTTCTCTGATACTTCAAAAGGTGAATTAGATACTCCTATTCAAACACAAGATGAAGAAGGAAATGAATATTTAGTAATTGAAAATGCATCTGCTACAACTAATGGATATAATCCTGAAACTTTAGATGAAGCATATGAAGGATTTAAAAGAACTATAGGTACCTTCGATACTTTAGTTACTTGTAGAGATTATGCTAATAAAATATATAATATGATTCAATCTGATAGAGATAATACATATTTAGTATCTAATTGTCAAGTATCTGATATAAGAGACGATATTAATACAGCTCAAACAATTGTTACTTTAAATGAATATGGAACTGTTTTTGAGAAACAAGTATCTAAAGAAGCGGTAAATGTTAATAGAATAGATGGAGATAAAGGAGTAGTTAAAATAAATAAAGATAGAGTATCAAATTTTGATTTATTTATTTACCCTTTAAATCCTATAAATAATTCATCTTCCCAAGAAACTTATAGAAATTGTTTTAAACCTAATTATGATAATATTTATAATATTAAATCTCAATTAGATGATTATAAAACATTAAGTCATAATATTAGACAATTCAATGTTAATTCCTCTGAATTTAATGATATTTACTTACTTAAAAATTATTATAATTTAAGTGCTAAAATAACAACTACAAGTAAAGTTACTACTTATGAAGCTTCTCAAATAAAAGCAAATATCTATAAAAATTTATTTAAAAATTTTAATGCTAGAAAATTAGAATATGGAGAAGAAATTCCTTATGATTCTTTATTAAAATGTATTCAAGAAGCTGATTCAAGAATTAAAATGGTAAGTTTAAATGAACCTGAAATAGAAACATATTATATGTATCCTGATGGAACAGAGTATAAACTAGATCCTAAAACAAAAGAATATAATAATGATTCAGAAGGAAAAATTTATAATAAACTTCTTGTTAAAAATATATTAGCAGGTAAAATTCCATTATTTAATTTTGATAACAGAATTAAATATAGTTTAGGAGATAAAATAACTGATACTGAGACATCTTTAATTGGAGGAGAAAGAAAGTATAGTAATGGTACAAGTTTAGATGCTGCAACTAAAAAGTCTAATTCAATAACTCATATTACTTCAAGCTTAAAATTTACAAAGAATAAGAAATATGAAAATTATATTTTAAATCCTAATCAAATGTTACAATTAATTTCTCCAAGTTTACATACTATAAAAAGTTATCCAGTGTATGTAAATTATCATTTAGATTTAGCTAATGCTCAGATAGGAGAAGCAATAGCATGTCATCTAACTCCTATAACAGAAGAAAATTTATCAGTTGCGGTAAATAAAAAATTAACTGAAGGAAAAACTGTATTTAGAAGATCTAAACATCCTGATGGAAGTGCAGTTAAAGGATATTTAGTTGATGAGGATTTATATAAATATAAAGAGATTGATCAATTTGTTGAAAATCATTTATATTATACTCAAGAAGAAGGAGATACTTTAGGAGTTAATGCATCATATAAGTATATTCCAAAAGATTCTGAATATAAATTATCAGGAAGTGATATATTATATATAAATTATTCAGATTCAGATGATACTCAACATTGAATTAAATATTTAGGTGATGGAAGTATAATTGAAAATGGAATAACAATTTTAGATGGAAATGAAACTCCTAATTTAAACATTATAAAACCAAATTTTGATTTATATCATTCAGCTAGTTTAAATAAAAGTTATTCCAAAACAGGAGAAAAATTATATGATTCTGGATGAGTAAAAAAGAATGATGGAGATGATAATACTGATCTTCTTGATGCAAAAGAGTTTGGATTATATTCTTTAGGGACATCTGAACAAATAGATTTAAGAGCTTTTGTAAAAACAAAACTAAATCAACCAAGATCTTGTTATTGAATTACAAATCATAACAATAATTTAGTTTTAAACCTAGTTAATGATGACAGAACAAATAAAATAGCTACATATGAATATGTATTAGATGAAGGAGAATATTTCTTCTATACTAATAATACTAAAACAAATTTAGTAACATTTGGGTCAGGAACTAAATTAAAATGTACAGAAAAATATGTTACATCATCTTCTTTAGTTAAAAAATTTCAAATTAAATTATCTGAAATTATAAATGTTGAAGATATTGCAGATAAAGGAATAGGAGCATTTAATGATGTTAACTGGCAATTAATTCAATTTTCAGATGATAACTATTTAGAAATTCAAGAAATGAATATATTAACTCTTACTGAAGGAGATATAGTAAATTTTGAATTAAAAAATGTTCAAGATTTAGATTATAATTGAATAAAAATTGATTCATCTAATTTTAAAGATATTGCTTCAGAACAAAATAAAGAAGTTTATTTTAAATATAACGGAAAAGAATTACCTGTAGGATCTATTGAAAATTTATTTTATTGAGAAATTAGATCTCTATTAAATATAAATTTAGGACCTGAATTAACTCAAGAATTAAAAAATTATAATAATAATTCAATACAAGAAAAATTTTATTTATATACATCAACTTTAACAATAGATAATAAAGTTATAGAAAATCCTACAAAATCAGATTTACAACATGCAGAAAGTATTTTAGAAGAAGTTTTTACAAATGAACCTTTACAAGAGTTTAGTGCAAGTGAGCGTGACAGATGTGTTTTAAAATCTAGTAAATTAATTCAAGCTATTGGTGGTAAATTAGTTAGTACTCATCGAGTTGAAATTGATGGTACTAGAGTAGATGATTTATATATTTATAAATATAATCCTACTAATATAAAAACTTTTAAACAAGACTCAACAGGAAATACTGAAACAGAAGTTAAATTTTCAAATGATTTATTAAGTTTATCTTTTAATAATATAGATTCACTTGAAACTTATATTCCTTGTTTATTAGATACTTATGCATATCTTACAATTTATTATTCTCCAGGTCTTGAATTAAGTAATAATAATGGAGCTTATATAGTATTAAGTATAGATGATGGTATGCCTCTTTTACCTGCAACTAGAATTTTAAATTCTAGTAATGCAAAATTGGAAGTAAATTTTGAAAATCAAACTAGTACATATTATTTAAAAGAAGGATTAAATATTATATATACAAACGGACCTTAAAAATAAATATCTATAAAAA